ATTCTTTACTATATTCACAAATAATATCATTTCCAATTATATCAGCAATTACTGCTGTATAAACTCCATTAGGATCAAGATTTAAAAATGTACCACTAGTTTGCCACGAATATAAATTAGGATCAGTATTCAATGGATATACTTTATATTGTGCTGTACCATTAGTGTTTCCTATATTTATTATTCTAACCCCACTTAAAAAACTATAAATTGTAAAATCTGGATTTAAATAGCAAAAATAATTACAATTGGGTTCATCATACATTGCTGAATTAATTAAATTTTCTTTTATTGTTGGATCATTAATGTTTAAATACGTTAAAAAATCACTAACTCGTTGAATATAATCATTAACTGATAATTCTTGTAATTGATCAATTGTTATTGCAGAGTATGTTATTGGTGTTCCACCAGTGGTATAATTAACCGTGAATGAAGCCAAAATTGATGTTTCAATACCATTCATAACTGTTGTACCCAAGCCACAACTTGTGACAGTATTCATATCTAAAATATATTTTCTTCCTGTTTTCATATTTAAAATATTATGTGTTTAAAATTTATTTCAGTATCTCTTACTTCTTTTAAATAGTTGAATGAACAATATTTATTACTACATTCAATAATTTTATTAAATGGAGATAATTGATATTTTGTTTTTAAAAAATAAGTACCATCATCAATCACAGCACCTGCATTATGATAAATATTTGTAATATTCCATTTTTCAATATTATCAGTTGCACATGAAAAATTAAAATCATCATATATTTTCGTTTCATTTCCCCATAACCATGCATTCCATAATGTTGCCCACATTTCTGCAGTCCAAGACTGTATTGGATAATTTGGATTGTATTTATATTCCGTAGTTTTCATAAATTTATATAAATCTTCACTATCATTTTCAACCTTTTCCCAAAAATCTACATTTGTGTTTTTAATTAAAAGTTGCGCACCACCAGCATAATTATCATTATTTTGAACAATTTCTGGTAATATTTTTACAATATTACACATTTCAATAAATAATTCTTCACCTTTACTTTTTATATAAGCACTATTTAAATATGATCTAGTATCACTTAAATACCAAACATTATCATTTAACAATTCATTAAAATTTATTTTATTAATGAAAATAACATCCGGGTCAGTATAAAAATAAATATCATTTTGTTTTTCTGTAAATTCTTGAAATAATTTTTTTATTAAAAATGGTCTTAATGATGCTGAATATCTTTTATTTTTTCTTTCATCATTAAAAATATAAAAATTTGATTTTATTTTACCATTTTTCATTATATTTTTTAATGTTGATGACATTTGTATTCCGGTTTTTCCAATAACATAAATTGTATCATTTTCTAAACCCAATTTACGAAAATTATTTATTTGTACCAACATTTGCCACAAATAATATGGATGATCTGGTAATGTTATTAAAAATTTCATATATATTTAATTATTAAGGTGTTGCACCACAATCAAGATATTCAATTTTTGTACAATAAGGTGGACCATCACAAGTTACTAATACATAACCCGATGGACATGTCCAACCATAACCATGATTTCCAACTTGAATATTAGTACCAATCACGTCTTTTGTTGAAAAAAGTAATTTACTACCCAAATCAGTATAACTATTTGCAGAAATTAATTCTGCAGCAGTTGCATTGTAAATTTCAGCACCCAATGCTGCTCTAAGATTAATATTATAACCAGTAATTTCAATTAAATGCGAACCTGCAGTTAAAGTTATTGGGTATATAAACCAATATCTATATGTTACTGCCAAACCCGATCCAAATTGTGCAGCAAGTGCTGTTGGGTCTTGAACTATTATGTTTGTTCCATCAACACAAATAGTAGCAAAATTATCACAAGCAATACCAACATAATATTGTTTAGTTTCTAAAACGTCTAAACAATATGAATATCCTACAATTTGATCATCAGTCGTATTTGCTGCCCACAACCCGGTTCTGTTTAGTGGACCATTTATAGTATCTTCGTGTATATTTTTCCAAAATGATGTTGTAACTCCAGTTGTAGTACCCGTTGTAGTACCATTCAAATTATAACCTTCACCAAAAATAATTGTACCATACCAACTATATTGAGGATATATTTCAGAAACTGATATTTGTTGATCAGTTGGTGGTGTTGCATCGACATTAGTTACTTTTACACAACGACCATCTGATGTTGGAGTATATCCTACATAACAATCATCGCATAATACATCAGGTAAATTATAATTAATACATGAAACGTCTTGGGATGCACCAAGAATATTTATACCATTAAATGTTGTAAATAAATTAAATCCAGTATTTGTCAATATATAAATTTCACTATTTGGTATACTTCTAATTCCAAATAAATCTGCATCATATTGATATAAACTATTAATATTACTTTCATTAATTACAGTATCTGTTATTACCGTTCCGTTTGACTGATATTGTGTTAAATGATAAATATTAGTAGAAGTATCTAAATTAGAAATAATATATGTATCATTATTACCATTATATAAAATATCACCAACAGTTAGTCTATTTAATTCCATATTAAATAATAGAATTTCATTTGCAGTACCAGTTGTAATATCATATAAATAAACTGCATTTCCGGTTGTTCCAATTAATGTGGTATTATCTTTCGCACATAATCCATTACCCGGATTATGCGTGAAATTAATTGCCCTATTATAATTAATACTAAATGGATTTAATACTATATTATATTCTAAAAATTGATTAGTTCCTATTGCCCATAATTTAGTTGCTGTACTTGCAACATCTGGACTACTAACAGGAAGGGTAAACAAATTTGTTAAATTATCTGTTGATGGTTCATATGAATATAAATTTTTATTATTATCAATTAAAAATACAGAGCATGGTGATATTCCAAAATTTACACTCTCGGCAGAATTATTAATACTTGCTGGTATTATTGATGTTATACAACCACTAATAATTTCAGGTTCAAAATATGTATTTGATTGAATTTTCCAATTAGTTAAGCCATTAGTAATGTTTTCTATTGTTTGATTTTCCAATATAACTTTAATTATATCACCGTTAGCAATATTTACAATCGTTGATGCAGTATAAGTAATACCAGTATTATAACCAACCTGAGTGAAAGATGTTGTAAATATAGTATTATTATTTTTACTTACAATTATATTTGCATAAGAATTACCATCAGTATTGGTATTACCACTAACAGAAAGTGTTGTAGTAAAATTAATTTTGGTTATTATCTCATATCCAATTGGAAGTGGTGGTATTAATACAAATGTTGTATTATTATTATTATATTGTCCAAGTTGTGTTAAATTTGAAATTATTTCTTGATATCCAACACTATTTAAGTTTATTTCAGTACAGAAGGGTGTCATTGTTGTTGTGGTTGTAGTTATTGGGTATTCTACTGTAATGTTGTTTACATTTAAATTACAAATATTGTTTGTGCAAACATAATCATTTGACCAATTTATATCATTACTTTGTTGTCTTTTATAAAACGTACTTCCATCATCACCAAAATAAAATAAATTATTATCTATATTGTATGTTGTTGCATCAATATTTAATCCTAAATGATTAATGTGACCCATATAAACACCACGTTTATATGGAAATTTTTGTTTAGTAAATATTGTATTTCTTATTGCTAATCCATCACTTCTAACTATTATTGTGGCTGGAAGTAATTCCTCAACAAATCTTTGAAAATATGCACTATATTTACTTAAAAATGGATATAGATTTTCAAAAGTATAACCATTTGAATATAGTGGGTTACTTGGTAATAAATTACCTCTTTTTAAATATGTTATGTAAATATATAATAATGTTGGATACCAACCACCTTTAAAATCAGTAATTGTTTTTCTATTTGTTGCATTAATTAATCTACTTTGAATTAATGCAACAAATTCTATAAAAGATAAGTTACTAATATCACCAAGATTAAAAATATTATTAATTATTGGCGTTTGATATTCTTGATATCCAACAATATAATAAGCACTAATAACACTACCATATCTTAATCCATTTGGTAAAAATATTTCATAAGAATTATTACTATTTAGTGAATAATCTGTTTCAGGTTCTAATGCAATACCATCAATTAATATTTTAACATCACTTGTGTTTTTTAATTGATAATATAATTTATAAACATATCTATTTGCAGAAACATTATAATAAATTTTACCAGTATTAAAACTATCAATTCTTATTACTTCACTTCTTGCAGCAATTGCTGATGATCCACTAACGGTTAAATATGCAACCTGTACTTGAGGTTGAATTGCCAAAAATGAAATTAAATCTGGATTTTGTACAATAATATTACTTGAATTGTTTGGATCAATAGTATAATCAGCAATAAATTGATTTGTTCCTTTTGTTAATGCAACACCATTTATTGTTATTTGAATATCTCCACTAATATTACTTGGTAATGGTATTATTGTTCCAGCCAAATTTGCTTTGACTCTTGTTACAATATATCTTATTGTTGCACCAGTAACTGTACCACCAGAATATACAAATGTTGCTTCAATAACATCCCTATCACTATTTGATTTTTTTGCAGTAATACCGTTTGATAATATAAAATTATTTCCACTAATAAGATAATCTGCATTTATATTTGTTGTTGTTATACCTGTTTTAGGTGCACTAAGCAAAATTCCATTAAATCTTATTTCTAAATCACCAACAGTTGAATTATAATTTCCCGGTAAACTAAATGTGTTTTGTGTTAAACCCGTCAAACCAATAGATATATTTATAAATGAAAATGGCGAAATATAATTTGAAGAATTTGCGGGATAATCAATACTTTTAACATAATTCCAAACATCCCATTCTACAGCTTGCGCTGCATCTAGTGAAATATCAATTTCTTTGGTGTTTAAAACCAATTTACTATCTTCTTGATAATATGATGCTGAATATTCATCAACTCTTGTTGTTGCACCTGTTTGTACCCAAGATTTTTTATTATCTGGTGTTAATATTAAATTAAATCCAGCTTGACGAAAAGCATTCATATATGCTTGTCCACTATCAGTATCACCAGATACTTGAAAATAAAAATCATTTGTTTCTAATGGTGCTTTGGGATAACCACTATTATCATAAGGTAATGAATTTGAAGGAAAATCTGCAGCAGTTAATGTAATATTATTTGGATTTATTTTACCATCTACAGTATATACATATTCAGTTATATTAATAAATGGTTCAGGTATACCTATCATTAAAAACATTGCCTTAATTGCATCTCTTGTACCCTTTGACTTCCAAAAATAATTGGTATTAATTAATATTCTTCTCCAAAGTTCAATGTTTATTTCTGCTGGTAATAAATCTGTCAGTAAATTTCTTTCAGTATCATCAACAGTTAATAAACTTGTCATAAATTCATCTTCATTTACCAAATTAAAATAATTCCATCCAAATGTTTTAGCTAAATTACTTACTAACTGATCTGGAACATTATTGACTTTATTATAAGTTACTGTATTAACATAAGCCAAAGAATCGATAAATTGTCTTATTTGATCAAATTCTCTACCATATATATTTAGCAATTTTGTCATTTTACCTTCTTCAGTAAGATCATAAACTTTTATTGAAGTTGGTGATAAAAATCTGGCTATTAATTGAGTTTTAATCGCATCATATTTATTTCCTATCGATAAAAGTGACTCTAAAAATGTTTGATATATTGGTGTGCTAATATCAACATTATATCCATCTATCGTACTCCAAAGTAATGATCTTGATGCAAACATTATTGTACCATCATCTAATAACGTTGGGTCTTTTATTGTGAATCTAAATCCATTATTATTGTCTCTTACTGATAATATATATTTTTCATAATCACTTAAATTTGCTCTAAATTCTTCAAAAATTTTATTATTTGGTTTAA